CTATTGATAAGTTGGAATTTATGGAAAAAAAGTATGAAGGATATGAATACTATTTACAATGTGTAAAGAGAGATGGAATCCCATACGAACTTATATCAGATGTACTTCCTAAATTAGAAATAGAAATAAATAATATATTACAACCTTTAGTAGATTTTCAGATATTACTAAATACAGATGGTAAGAACATTAATTCATATATCGCATATGGAACTGATGAGTTTTGGCCATTGGAATTGACAAGTGGTATGGAGAAATTTATATCATCGGTAGCAATCAGAACAGCGTTAGTAAATGTATCAAATCTACCACGTCCAAACTTTATAGCAATTGATGAAGGGTTTGGTTCATTAGATACTGATAACTTTAATTCTTTATATTTATTATTTGATTACCTAAAGAATCAATTTGATTTCATAGTTACGATATCTCATATTGATAAAACGAGGGATATGGTAGACCAGATTATAGATATTACAAAATTAGGTGGATTTTCATCAATTAGATATTTATAGTTATATATAAGAAATGTATGGGAGAATAGATGTCCTTAGTTTTTAAAAGTTCAGTTAGGGAAAACATAAAAGATATAAACACGTTCATCGTTGATACGAGTCAACGTTCTGCGAATTATTTCAGAGTTTCAGATATTCCACAGGTTCTACAAAAGGGTAAGAACTTATTAAGAATTACAGCTCATCCAACTAATTTAGTAGAAGGTTCTCAGGTGTATGTAGATGTTAGAGATTCTAATGGAAATCCTATTTACTATGAAATACCTGATTACTTAGAAGATGATAAAAGTAGAGTTATTTCTATTTGGATTTATCACGATAAGGGTGATGATAATACTCCTAACGGTGATGCTACTATTACTATAGCTGGTATCGCTAATGTAGATTTAAACGGAAATCAATTACCTGAAAAACATAGAGGAAAAATTAACGTTAAGTGGGAAACTACTGTAAACGTAGATAGAGATAGAGCAAACACATCTGAGGTAATTTTTGATTCTAAGAATTTACCGATTGTAACAGTTTCTCAAAGTATTGAATCATACGAAAATCAACCACAAGCGGGTGAACAACTAAACTTAACATCTCAAACAGGTAAAGTTACATATATAAGTAGAGGTGATACTCCTATAATTCAAACAAAGGATGGAAGTACATTCAACTCCGAAATGGTGAGTGGTTCTATAATTCTAAATAATTTTACTGAAGATGCTAGGCCATTAACAACAATCGAAAATCCTCTTAGTTCTACATTTTTTAGTTCATCAATTAAAGAAATATTAAGTAGTACAGTATTAAAACCAAATACACACTTTACAACTTCTTTTAGTGGTAGAGAGGATGTGATACATACCTTTGATTTTATAGGTGAAGCGGATTATAATATACAATATTTTAGAAGTGGTTCAAATGTATCTACGGAAAATAAAAGAAACTTTGTAAATCTTACTTTAACAAATGTAGACCCTATCACAGGTGTTGTGGATAAAGTAAGAATACTACAAAAATCAGATGGGTTACCTGGTGATTTTGAATTACTAAACGAAGTATCAGTTCCGTTTAGTTCATCAATTAATATAAAAGCACCTATCCCATCAAAAAATTTAAAAGACCCTAAGATACTAAAATTATTATATCTTAACTCACAAGGTGGTATATCACGTACTGAAACTATTTCATCACCGTTTGTATTTGATGGTGAAAATATATACATAGGTGGTGAAGAAAACTTAATTAGTGGTTCTATCTTTATATCAAACACATTAGGAACTGGTATTGAGATTGGTGGTGCAAGTAGTGGATTCATCCGTTCAGTTGGATTTGAAGGACAAACATCAGCATCTTTAGGAAAGGCACCAGGTGGTTTTGTAATTTATAGTGGTTCTGGTAATCTACAAATGGGAGAGGATACCTTAGATGGTGTTGGTGTACAATTCATTGGTGATAATGATGATAGACACTTTATATTCACAACTGATAATGGTGGATTGTTAGATGTTAAAACTGATAAGTTCTTCATAGGTACAGAAAGTACACAATTCATAAGTGGTTCTGATGGTAACATTGAAATTAGTTCATCTATATTCCACTTAGACCCAGAAGCTAATTTGTTAGTGATTGGAGCCGATGCTCAAATCAATGCAGATTTATCTGTTAACAATATATTCGCACCAGCAGGAACTAATATTTTAACCGCCAAAGCGGCCATTAAATCTGATGGTTTCGCTAAGTTCGTATCTGCATCGATTGGTGGTTGGGATATTACTACCTCATCTATTGAGGGTGGTAATCTTATAATGAAACCTGAGGGTATATTACAAACAAGAGATTTTGCAAGTGGATTACAAGGATGGAAAATCTCATCTGAAGGGAACGGAACAGCAGAATTTGAAAATATTAGAATTAGAGGTACTCTAAGAACAACTACCTTTGAGAAAGAATCAGTAAACGCCGTTGGTGGACAGTTATGGGTAGCTAACTCAACAACACTAACAGGTTCAACAGGTGCCAATGATGTTACAATGTCTGTTAAGAATGCTAGTGGATTTTCCGCTGGTGAAATTCTTTTAATTAAAAAAGTAAATAATACAGGTTTCCAAACAGAATATGTTCTACTAAACTCAGCATCGATTGATGGTGATGGTTCTAATGAAGATGAACAAGGTGGTAGAATAATGGTTACCAGAGCATATGGTTCTGGTAGTGGTGGTAATTTTGTAGGTGATTTAGCATCCGCATCTCAATCATATGATGAGGGACAAGTTATTGTTTCGACTGGTAAGATAAATACTGGTTATATCAAAATGAATGCCAATCCAAATGATACGGCAACACCATTTATTGATATAGTAGAAAGAACAGGTAGTGGATTATACGATGTAGCTCTAAAAGCTAGATTGGGTGATTTAGGTGGATTAGCAAATTCAAGTCACGTATTTGGAAACTCTAATCCTGGTTTTGGATTAGCAACAGAAAACGTATTCTTACAAGGTGGTATAATAGCCAACACAGGTTCTATTGGTGGAATCAATATGGATGCTGGTAAGTTATTTACTGGTGAGGGACAATACAATAATTCAAATACAGGTTTCTATGTAGATTCGGGTTCTCAGTTTTCATTAGGTACAAAGTTAGTTTGGAATCCATCAACTGAGGCATTAGTAATTAGAGGACAATTACAATTATCTGATGGAACAGATGTAGGTACTGCTATTGAAAGTGTTAGTACACCAACTGGTTCTCAAGCAAGAATAGTTACTTTATCGGCAGATAAGTATGTTGTTACTTTTGATTCGGATGGTAATGAATCACCAGGAAGTCAAGTTATTGGATTAACTGCATCTGCTCAAAACTTTGGATTATCTACAGTTTATTATGAGTTCTATAAAAACCAATCACTACAAGGTTCAAGAGGAACTTCAAACTTATTTGAAGTTAATACCGTAGCAGAAAAACCAACAGCAAGTGCACCTGTAACTTACGAAGTTAGAGTGTTTACACAATCATCGGCTGGTGATACTATATCATCTGATTCGTTAACATTATTCGGAATCCAACCAGGTTCAGATGGAACAGATGGTACTGATGCGGTAACTGCATTATTAACAAACGAATCTCATACATTCCCTGCTGATACAAGTGGTAACATCGCATCATTTGTGGGTGGTACAACTGATATGCAAGTGTTCGAAGGAGTTACAGATAAAACTTCACAATATGTAATATCTTCATCTAATGGATTGGGTATGACCGCTACTGATGATGGAAATACGGTAACGATAACAGGTATGTCACATGATAGTGGTAGTGTAAAAATTACTGCAACATCTGCTAGTGTATCTTTAGATAAAACAATGTCTTTATCAAAAGCAAAGACTGGTACTGATGGTACATCTGCTAAACTACTAACAATCACATCGGATTCACCTGTATTCTCATTCCCATCGGCATCTTCATCTACGGCGATAGATAATGATATTTTACTTACGATAACACAACAGAATCTAAGTGGAACAGTTTCTACATCGGATTTAGTAATTAAAGACAAAGATGGTAATACCTTATCAGACCCTACACTACTCGCATCGGTTTCAAGTGGAACTGGTCAAGTTAGTGGTTCTATTACATTTAGTGGAACTGTTGGTGGTGATAAAACAAAATTACCGTTAGATATTACGGTATCAAAAGATTCGTTATCTGATACTCTAAAAATATTTAAAGTAGAAGGTGGAACAGAAGGTTCGGATGGTAGTGATGGTGCATCTGCAGTAACAGCATTATTAACTAATGATTCACATACACTTCCTGTAAGTTCATCAGGTAATGTTATATCATTCGCAGGAGCCAATACAGATATTATTGTATTTCAAGGAACATCAGATGTAACATCTCAATATACCGTAAATACCGGTTCGGTATCATCTCATATAACAACAACGACTTCTGATAATACAGTAACAATAACAAATTCAACTACACCATTTAGTGGTTCGGTTGTAATTACTGCAACTTCTGCTTCAGTTGTGTTAAGTAAAACAATGACTATATCACAAGCTTTACAAGGTGATGATGGAGCAGATGGAGCACCTGGAGAAGCGGGTGCATCGGCATCGTTAATATCGCTGACTGGTGATTCACAAGTATTTGCTTTCCCATCATCTTCTGCTACAACTCCTGAAGATACAACAATCGAATTATTTGTTACTCAACAAAACTTAGGAAAAACTTTAACGGCATCTGATATAACAATTACAGATGTTGATGGCACATCATTGACTGTACCAACTTTCGCACCTTCTACATTATCAAACAATAGTGGGATAATTAGTGGTAGTTTAGTATTTGGAACTAATACACCAAATGGTTCTAATAAAGATAAATTCCCAATAACGATAACAGCAACATCAGAATCTTTAAGTGATACATTTAAAGTATTCGCTTTAGATGGTGGGGCAGATGGAGCCGCTGGTGCTGATGGTACAAATGGTACTGATGCAATTACTGTTATACTAAGTAACGAATCACATACGATTGCGGCGGCAAGTGATGGAACAGTTGCTTCATTTAGTGGAGCAGAAACAGATGTTACAATATTTGAAGGTGTAACAGATAAAACATCAAACTACTTTATTAATGGAGTATCTAATACAGGTGTTACTGTTGATAACGATTTTAATTCATTTAATTCATCATCCTTAAATGTTACAGCTATGAGCCACGATAGTGGTTCTGTAATAATCACTTCAATTAGTGGTGGTGTTCCTCATACTGGGTGGGGTGCAGGAACTAATGAAGATTGGGCCACATCACAATTTGTTACTAACAATCAAGGTGATATTAATGGAACTGATAATGATTTCTTTTTAGTTAGTGACCCTGATGCTATAAGTGTTGGAACAGGTGATGGTGAGTTAAGAAACAACTATGTTCAATTTGGTGATAATAGTGGTGATGATGAAGTTTGGATAGTAGGTAAAGATATATTCGCTTATGATGATACCAAAACTTATTATATTGAAGCAAGATTTAAAAGAGTTGCAGGTAGTGGAACTGTATTCGTTGGTGTAAATGGTTGGAGTAATGAAACCACAAAACGTAACAAAGGTGGTAGTAACACATTCGGTTCACAACATTATATAGCCGCTTCGGATTTTGCATTTGGTGATGGTGAAGGTTCAGATTGGGTAACTATGAGAGGTTATTTCTCAGGTCACTCTTCAACAGGTAGTGAAAATACTGGTCAAGCTCCTGATATTAATAATCCAAAAAGTATTCATACAAATGCAACTTACATATCACCAATGTTTTTGGCGAACTATAATGATTCAGCAGGAACAATTAGATTAGATTATCTTGAAATCAAAGAAGTAAAAGATGGTAGTGGTAATTTATCAGCCGGAACTGTAAAGGTTGATAAAACAATGACATTGGCTAAATCCAAAGCAGGTACAGATGGTGCCGCTGGTTCTAATGCTAAGTTGGTTACATTAACATCTGATTCTCAAGTATTCACATTCGCATCAGCTTCAGTAACAACACCTGATGATAATACAATTGAATTATTTATTAATCAACAAAATTTAAGTGGTACTATTACAGCAAGTGATATTACGATTACAGATTCTACTGATGCTACTCATACTGTACCTACATTCGCACCATCTTCATTAACCGATGGAACTGGTATTATAAGTGGTAGTTTAGTGTTTACCACAAATACACCATCCAATAAAAATAAATTTCCAATCACAATTAGTGTAACAAAAGATGGTGTAACTGATTCAACAAAAATATTTACATTAGATGGTGGAGCGGATGGTAGTGATGGAACGGCAGG